CATTCAAGGTTTATCAGAAGGTACATCGTACTTCATTACTGGAGCGAATACAACCGGCTTTACTCTCTCGTTAACATCTGGTGGAGCAAACGTTGCCATCTCGAATGGCGCAGCCAACTCGGTCGTATTCTTCACAAAACAATCAGCGACTGATCTTGGCCTTACGCTCGCTCAAGCACGTCTTGCGGTGACAGCAGTCAGTGACAAGCTAACGGTTGGCGACTACGTAGAAGTTGGTAATACTACTATCGGTAAGCAGAATATGAAGGTCGCTTCAAAAGGCGCACAAGCCGATGATGGTACAAACATCTACTTTAACATCGTTTTCGATTCAACTTGGAACAAATCGACTAACTTCAGCGCAAACTCTTTGACACGTCAATGGGAATACTTCAACACTGTAGATTCTGCTCCAGGCGTATCTCAAGCGATGACAAACGCCGGACTTTCTACGAAAGACGAAGTTTCAGTTGTTGTGGTTGACGAAGATGGTCTAATCAGCGGAACACCTGGTCAAGTACTTGAAATCTACCAAAACCTTTCGCGTGCAACAGATGCTAAGAAAGAAGATGGTACAACTAACTACTATAAGACAGCGATCAACGACTTCTCACGTTGGGTTTGGGCTACAAACGATCGCTCAGGCGCTGCTTCGAATACTCTCTCAACCGTTGCTAACTCGACCAATACGACGACTTATACGAAGTCTTTCGTTCGAGGAACAGATGGCGCGACAGAAAGTACAGTATCAATGGCAGCCGTTGGTGCTGCATACGATCTCTTCGCAGATGCAAGTACAGTCGATGTTTCTTTGATTCTTCAAGGGAAAGCAATCGGAACCAGCGACGTTCAGCTAGCTAACTATCTGATCGATAACATTGCAGAAGTTCGTAAGGATTGCGTAGTGTTCGTATCTCCTGCATACTCTGATGTTGTAGGTATCGCAACAGAAAACGCACAAGCTCAGAACATCGTAGATTTCAGAAATCTTCTGCGTAATACTTCATATGCATTCCTCGATTCTGGTTACAAGTATCAGTACGACAAGTATGCTGACGTATATCGCTACATGCCTTTGAACGGAGATATTGCTGGTATTACTGCTCGCAGTGATAGCCTGAAAGATCCTTGGTTCTCTCCTGCTGGATTTACTCGCGGTCAAATTAAAAACCTCGTGAAGTTGGCATTCAGCCCTGGAAAAACTGAAAGAGATCTTCTGTATAAGAATGATGTCAATCCAATCGTGACATTCCCGGGTCAAGGCACAGTACTCTACGGAGATAAGACTCTCCTCGGTCGTGCAAGTGCATTCGATCGTATTAACGTACGTCGCTTGTTTATTGTTCTTGAAAAAGCGATTGCCACAGCTTCAAACTCTACGCTGTTTGAATTCAACGACGATTTCACAAGATCACAGTTTGTAAATCTAGTTGAGCCATATCTTCGCGACGTTCAAGGTCGTCGTGGAATCTTTGACTTCCGCGTGGTTTGTGACGAGACGAATAACACTGCTGAAGTAATCGACAGCAACCGATTTGTTGGAGACATCTACATTAAGCCTGCTAAGTCGATCAACTTCATTCAGCTAAACTTCGTCGCCGTCAGATCTGGTGTCGAGTTCAATGAAATCGCTGGCCAGTTCTAATAAATAAAATAAACGTAGGAGGAAAGTAAATGGCTTTTAATATCAATGAAATGAGAAGCCAGCTACAATTTGGCGGTGCAAGACAAAATCTGTTCCAAGTGGATATTTCAAATCCCGCGAACAGTGATGGAGATCGAAAAACAAGATTCATGTGTCAGGCAGCTCAGCTGCCTGGCTCTGATCTTGGAGTCATTCCAGTGTTTTACTTTGGTCGTCAAATGAAGTTAGCTGGTGATAGAACATTCGCCGAATGGACAGTCACGATCATGAACGATGAAGACTTCTTGATTCGGAATGCCATGGAAGAATGGTCGAATCAGATCAATCGTCTACAGCGCAACGTCAGAGAAATTGGCCCTGGATATAAGTCTCAGGCCACAGTCACTCAGTTTGGTAAAGATGGTACGAAGATCCGTACTTATGATTTTAACGGAATCTTCCCAAGTAATATCAGCCCGATCGAGCTCGATTGGTCGACGACTGATCAGATCGAACTGTTCCAGGTGACATTCCAATATGACTACTGGTCAGTTGGTAAGGTCGGACAGACAGGCGATGCCGGCGGCGATTAATAAGTAAAGGGTAGTTATTACCCTTACTTTTTTTGTTATTTAAATTGGAGAATCCATGGCCGAGTTATTTGGTTTTGAAATTAAAAGAAAGCAAGAAGAAAAAGCGCTTCTATCATTTGCCCCAAAACAGGACGATGATGGAGCGCTTGTTCTTGCTGAAGGTGGCGCTTACGGTCAATATGTTGATATGGAAGGTTCTATTCGAACCGAATCAGAGCTCGTCTCGAAGTATAGAGAGATGGCTCAACATCCTGACATCGAGTTGGCTGTCGATGACATTATCAACGAAGCTGTCGTAATTGATCCAAAGAAAGAACCTGTATCTTTAAATCTTGACGATTTAGAGCAGCCAGACAAAGTCAAAAAGCTTATCCTTGATGAGTTTGATACAGTACTCGAACTGCTTGAATTTAATCAACACGCCTACGAAATTTTCCGTAAATGGTATGTAGACGGCAGAATATTCTATCACTTGATGATCGACGAGAAGAAGCCAAGAGAAGGCATTCAAGAACTACGCTACGTAGATCCTCGTAAGCTTCGGAAAGTCAAGACTCAAAAGAAAAGAAAAGCTGCGAAAGATTCAAATGTCATTGTTCCGATGGTAGGCGAAGAGTTCTATATCTACAATGAAAATGGTTTCGGTAAAACACCAAGCCAACCAAATTATCAAGATCCTACTACTCAAGGCATTAAGATTGCAGTCGACTCTATTGTCAATGTATCTTCTGGTCTTGTCAATGTCAAAGGTGACATGGTTCTTGGTTATTTACAGAAGGCAATTAAGCCTCTTAATCAGTTAAAGGCGATGGAAGACTCATTAGTCATCTATCGTATCTCACGTGCACCTGAACGTCGTATCTTCTATATTGATGTCGGCAACTTACCGAAAATGAAAGCTGAGCAATATCTTCGTGATGTCATGACTCGCTTTAAGAATAAGGTAGTGTACGATGCCGGGACCGGAGAAATCCGGGATGATCGTAAGCATATGACAATGCTTGAGGATTTCTGGCTACCACGACGTGAAGGCGGTAAGGGTACAGAAATTACTACTCTTCCAGGTGGACAAAACCTCGGACAGATCGACGACATCGTTTACTTTCAGCGTAAGCTTTATAAAGCGCTGAACGTTCCTATTTCACGTTTAGATCCTGAACAAGCTTTCAACTTTGGAAGAGCCACTGAAGTCACTCGCGACGAAGTGAAGTTTGCTAAATTCATTACGCGTCTTCGTGCAAGATTTTCAGAAGTTTTTAGTAAAATTCTTGAGAAACAATTGATTCTGAAAGGTATCATTACCTCAGAAGATTGGTCAGAATTTAAAGCTAACTTTAAGTACGAATACTCTGAAGATAATCACTTCGCCGAATTGAAGAATACAGAAATTCTTCGCGATCGTATCTCGATGCTTCGTGATGTCGATGACTATGCAGGCAAGTACTACTCGCATGAATGGATTCGCCGCAACGTTCTTTATCAGACAGAAGAAGACATGGAAGAGATTGATAAGCAGATTATTGAAGAAATGGATAATCCACAGTATGCTCCTCCAGAAATGGGGCCAGGTGGAGAGCAGTTACCACCTGGAGATGTAGGCACTGAGCCTTCTCCAGATGATGCGACTCCTTCACCAGCAGGTAAACCGAAGGCTACTTCTATTCCAAACGTACCAGATTTGGTAGGAAAATAAACCGAGTATAAATAGTAAAAGAATTTTGGAGAATTTATATGGATATTGACGAACTGATTGGAGCAACCGTAGATCAACAACCTACTCGGTTTGCAAACGCATTCGATGCAATTATGAGACAGAAGATTGACGCAAGACTCGAAGATGAGAGCGTTGCATATGCTCAGCAGATGTTCGCCGAGCCAGAAGATATCGATGACGAAGACGAAGACACCGATGATGACTTCGACGAAGAAGATTTTGAAATTGACGACGAAGAGTTCGAAGACGAAGATTTTAATATCGATGATCTTGATCTTGAAGAGTTACAAGATCTTGAAGACTTAGACACAGAGGAAGATGACGACGATGGCGAAGACGCTTAAAGATTTCTTAAATGAAAGACAGCTTGGACCAATGGTCGTCAAAAATCCTGACGAGCAAAAGTTCATCGATAAACACGTAGTTGCGAAGACTGACGATCGCAACGGCAATGACGACGAAGTTTTCAAAGGCTCGAAGGTCAAGATGGCCGATCGTCCGAAACATCGTAAGGGCTACAATCCTGGTCAAGACGAAGAAGTATACGAAGAACTAAAAGGTGCTCAGCATAAGATCGATGCTAATAAGAATGGCAAGGTTGATGCGCATGACTTCCACCTTCTTCGTAAGAAGAAAAAGGTTGCTGAAGAAGCTGAAGAGCTAGAAGAGCTTAGCGAACCTACTGTACGCACTTATTATAATAAGGCCGGCGAACAAGGCAAAAAGATTGCCGATAAAATGAAGATGGGCGGCGGAGATTGGTCAAAAGACGGATCAGATACTAAGACTCTGAAGAAGCGTGCAGCTGGTCGTACGATGGCTTTGAAGCGCCGCAGCGGTGAAATGAAGATGTCTGAAGATTCAGAACAGATCGATGAAATTTTAGACACACCAAAGAAAGCTGCTGACTACAAAGCCAAAGCTGAAAAGTCATTCAAAGATAATATTTGGAAGGGTGGAGCAAAAGCTGTTCGTACTACTACAAAACGACTCTACGGTTTATCGCATCCAAAGGTTGCTGAAGAAGTAGAGATTGAAGAAAAGCTTGACATGAAGAAAGCTTCGATGGGAACCGTAGTCAAGGATTTCCAGAAGTCTGATGCTCCTCAGTTTATGGGTAAATCACAGAAGAAGCGCCAAGTGATGGCAATCGCTGCGAAGCTTTCAGCAGAGCGCGGTGACAAACCACTCAACA